TAATATGTAGCACAAGTCTGAATAAGTTCTATAAATAATTTAGTATCAGTTTGGGAAAATATTTCTTCTGCTATGTCCCCATTCTTTTCTGTGGTTAAGATGTTCCACCATGAATCATCGTGATTTTGTTGACCCCACAACGTGTCTTGACGTTCTCTTTCAGCTAAGATAGCTTCTAAAACTGAGGCTCTTATAGGTTCGTTATTTTCCATCATCTAACATATCCTCAATTTGAGCATCTACTTTATCTTTTAATACACCCCAAACAACATCAGCAACTACTTTTGATTCCTCAAGCTGTGCATCTAGAGGTAATGTTGTATCTATTTGATCTATTGTTAAATCTACTCTTCCATACTGATTCTGGTCTAAAGGACCTACTCTAAATGTAAACCCTAAATGTGCACTAACTTTTGCCATGTTTATCTCCTGATAAATAGCCCGTCCAAAAGACGGGCATATTTTTATTAATGTTTTTATAGTATAACCTATATTTATAGAAAGTCTAGTTATTATTTATACTTATCTATAGTCATAGCAGCATCAGTCCACAATCTTTCATCCCTCGCCATTGGGTTAGGTTTATTGTCGAGAGCGTTAGCTGTACTTTTTAAATACATTACTAACTCTGGAAGAGCCTTCTTCAATACTTTTTTCACCTCTGTAAAAGACCTGTCCCAAGATAATGTGTTAGGGTCTATTAAAGATCGAAATCCTGATAGTAGAGGTTTAACTAATCCATCTGTAAGATTAGATTTTGATTCTTCACCTAAAATGTACATTGTTTTGACATTATTTGTGTCAATATATTCTACTTTATTAGAAGCATTCTTAAACTGTTTCGCATGCTCCTTCGGTACATTCATTTGAATGATTTCAGCTAACTCTAGTATATTTGGTAATAGCTTAAACATCTTCTCGTAGTGTTCTAGCTTCTGAGAATATCTTGTAAGCGTCGCAGACTTCCCTGAATATGCATTTAGTGGATGTTTTGATTTAACCCAAAGCTCTCTATTTAATGGATAATTGCCTTCATCTAAACACACTAGTTTAGATATAACTTCTCCTATTTTAATGGGTTCTAAAGCATTCATTTGATACGCTATCTTATCCTCGTACGGGTGCTTTTGTTCTGCTAAAAAGTCCTTTAACGAATTAAAGACTTTTTTAGTATTGAGTATAGAAGTTTGATCTACATTTACTTGTGAATTTAGACCAATAGCTACTTCTTCTTTAGTTTCTTCATCCATACCTTCAGTAATCTTAACTTCAACTAGTGCATCAATAGCAGTGCCTGCATCAACATTTTGGGTAATTAGTTCGTAAGTATGCCCACCATTTACAATTCCTTCATTATCTTCATCAATAAAAAGATCATATAAATCGTTTGTTATCTTAACTACTGATGATGCTGCTAAACTAATCCCATTATTTTTTAAATGAAACTTGCCGTCTCTTCCCGTTTTTCCCTGAATAGTTTTCTCTACTGTTCTATAGACGGCTGATTTAGTTGTGCCAAACCCCAAATCATCAATTGTTCGTACATTTAATTTATTAGGCAATCCTTGTGGTAACCCAGAAAAGGGTACATATGCGATGTGAACAACTTCCGGCTCGCTATTAGACGGTTTTATTCTTTTGATCTCCTTAACCCGGAGTGGGTATTTTTTAATAGCCATGAGTTTCCTCCTTAAACGCTAGAATTTATTTGTCCATGTGATGGTTATCACCACTGGTCTAGCATTGCTATGTTTTTATTATATACTAAGAAATTAAATTTTGCAAATCAGCTTTGATATAGGTAGGTTCCACATGTCTACTAAGGTAGTAAATTTATTAGAAGTATCTATGTCACCTTTTTTCCAAAGAGTAGCTTCTTCAAAATACTGTTTAGCATCTTTCTTGCCTAACAACCAAATGTTCTTTAACCCTCTGTAAGCCTTTGCCCCATCCTTTTTTATTAATTCGTTAAATTCTAAGCTTATAAAGATATAGGTATCGGGGCGTTGGTGTGTACTTGTAGATGCAACAGATACATCATAATAATCTCTAGGGGCTACAGTTCTTCTTTTAGTTTTTACTTCTATGCATTCTCCATTAAGGAATATGTCATAATCAAACTTCTCGTCAGATTCTACTATCTCTGCTCCAAGATATTCTTTTATAGCTTCTTCTCCTAAGAATCCTGCTAGGTTACCTGCCCCACGAGTGATCGAATTGCGTATTTCACCCATTTGGTTAGCTCGAACCTTAGCTCTATCAATCATTTCTTGTGTGTGAGGTATTATTCTCATTTACTATTCTTATCACTGAAGTGTAGTAGCAACATAGCATAATGAATAATCTTTAGAATATCTTTACGAGGAGTTCCTTTTTTATCATAACGAGAGGCATACTTCAAAATATTACTTCTACAGAACGCTTCGGCATCGCCACACGCTTCTATAAAGTCTAATGTCTGTACATCCCCTTCACTATAATGTTCTCCATAGGTATTTCTTACATACTCAGTAATTTCTTTTATTATTTCTTCTTCGTTAAATTTCATTCTAATCCCAATCTATAACATCATCAAAGGTCATAGGCTTTAAGTCTTTCTTCACCGCCCATGAACCCTTGCAAATTTCCATATCAACTTGTAAAGGAATATCCAAACTATTTGTTTGTAAAATATCTCTTATAGTATATGGAATAGTTTGTAATTCGGTGTCATGTATTTCGCAGATAATCTCATCATGAACTTGTAATATAATGTTACTTTTTTTATCTTTAAGATACTTATCTACTTCTAACATTCTTTCACTAAGCAAATCAGCACTAGTTCCTTGTACTAAATAATTAACCCCTTTGTATGCAAAGGCAGGGTTTATCCTGTATTTTCTACCATATCTATTTTTAATCCATCCTCTTACTGTGACAGTCTTGACAACCTCATCAAAAAAGTCTTTAGATCCCTCCATACCAGCAAAATATTGCTTCTTATATTTTCCAGCCTCTTTAGGAGTAGTATTCAATTGTTGAGACAGTTTATTATTACCAATACCATAAATTGTACCAAAGGTTATTGCTTTAGCTGCTTGTCTATACTCTTTAAATTTTTCAGATGACTCATCAACATTAAATGCCAACTTCGCAGCCTCTGAATGAAAGTCTACATCATTCTTATTTAAAATTTCATTTATAGTTTTGTTCCTAAAGTAAGACATAAATACCCGTACTTCCATTTGACTGTAGTCAAAAGCTACTAACGAGTACCCTCTTCTGGGGACAAACAATCTTCTTATGGCTATCTGGTTGGTGTCAGAGCTTTCATAGGACTCATCCCCTACAAAAGACCAAGTTTTTAATACCTCGTCAGACAAGTCTTGATTCATAGACATTCCTTTAGCCCCAACAGTAGCAGAAATCTTGTTCTTTATTTCTAGTTTCTCTTCTTCTGATAAATCTCTTTCCATTAACTTAAAATGATTCCTAGGTATGTTTTGTAGGTTCGGTCCCCTACTAGATAATCTCCCTGTAGAGGTGCCCCAATTACAGAAAGAGGTGTGCATTACGTCTGTATCGATGTAAGGGTCTATATAAGTAGATACGAGCTTCCCTAGGGTCCTATGCTGTCTGATGAGACCTGCTAGTCTATGGTTTATGTTAACTAAAGCTGCTTCACTCCAAGAATCTTGTCCTTTTGGGGTCTTAACGGGAGAGGAAATACCCATCCCGGAGAACACTTCCCCTATTTGGGCAGGACTAGACACATTAAATTCTTTATCAGCTAACTGGTATATCTCAGATTGAACCTCATTTAGCCTATTAGTAATTAAGTTTTTTGATGTTTTAGCATATTGAGTATCAATGGTAATACCCTTTTGTTCCATTTTATATAAAACCTTTGTTAAGTCACACTCTAATTCAAATATCCTAGTTTGTTTTGAACGTTTAATTTGTTTCAAATAGTCAGTATATAATCGGGCAGTAAGAATTACGTCTTTTTTACAGTATTCCCCCAGTATATCAGGGGGTGCCATTGAAAAATCTTTGTTCCATTTGTTTGATCTCAAAACCTTTTTAGTATCAATATCATATTGAATTGCTGATTCCCCATAATTTCTTTTACCAGTAGGGGTTAGTGCAAGATCTTTAGTGTCTGAATGCTCAATAAGACGAACCATAACAATAACGTCTAAAAGTTTTTTACTTAAAACTTCCAGTCCCTCTTTTTCTAGAAAATGTAGATCAAATTTCAAGTTGTAACCTACATAAGACTTAACATTCTTGTTTAGTAAAGCAATAAGACTCTGTAATTTGTCTGGGGTGAGGTTTTCTCCTTGATGATGTCGAAATGGATAGTATTGAGATAGTCCTAAATAATCCGTTTGACCTATACCTATGCCACAAATTTGATTATTTTTGTAGGGTTCTAAGCCGTTAGTTTCTACGTCAACGACTAAAGTCGGGTCTACCTCTAAAACCGACTTTAGTACGTCAATACCACTTTGAAATGTGTCATTAGTAATTACAGACAAAACAGAACTTTCTTAAAATAGTTCGTCGTCTTTATCTTCAGTATCAAGCCCACCTTCAGGTACATTAAAAACACCGTATCTATCAAAGAAATAATCCTTGATTAATGGAAGTTCGTCAACTTCAGACTTTTTGTCCTCTGGAATTTCATCCGTCTTAGGAGTTCCTGTAATTGAATAGGACGTGTCATACATTCCTTGACCGGTCCTTTTTATTCTAATAACGCCTTTATTCAAAGCTCCCCAATCACTATACACATCTACCAACTGGTTCCAAATGTAATCACTTCTTCCGAAGCTTAAAGATATAATCCTAAAATCGTTAATATCTTCTCTGTACATTTTCTTACCAGCGGGTCCTTCAATTTCTACCCAATCATCATTTCGTTTCTCTGTATGTATTACATTATGAATGTATGCCCATATAGCAAACTTATGTGATGGTCTATTCTCATCTGGAATGGCACTTGTATCTACTCTGTCATCTTTTAAGACGTTTGTAAAACCATTACCTATTCTTAATGTGTATAAATAAATCTCATCTAAAAACTTGTCTTCTTCAGACCCAGTAGCTATGGAAGAAAGGAAAACTTGATCACCATCCCTAAACCACAATTCCTTACCGGGAGCATTGTTAGAAGCGGCAGGTTTTCTAGAATTGTCTATTCTTTTTTGAATCCTAGCTATTCCACTCATTATATTCTCCTATTAAAATATTGTTACGTTTTGTATTACCCTACTTAACGTTTCTTTATCTCTTATCTCTTGAACGTCTTTATATTTTTTAGGTAACTTTAAATATGATAGCAGAAATCGATCTTTCATGTCAAATGTAGCTTTATCAATTCCCTTTCGTCCAGCGGTATCATTGTCTAGCGACAACACAACCTCACCCGGATTTAAAGAACTTATAAGGTCTAACTGTTTTTTTGAAACAGAAGCACCTAGGATTGCTACGCTTGAGTATCCATGTTGATGTAACCACATGCAATCTAAAGCCCCTTCAACAATAAATAATCTATCTGTATCTATAATTTGATTTATACCGAACAGTGTTTGAGACTTAGAAAACCCTTTAGAAAACATATACTTAGGAATTGCTTGGAGTCTTCTATAGATCCAACCTAAATTATTATTTTCTTTATTTTTTGCGGGTATCATAAAGTCCCCAAATTTATTGACTTTACAGTCCCACTTGTTAATCAAATTTTTAGAAAAGCCTCTATCATATATCCAATGACTGTCTGGGACACCTGATTGATCATCAGGCTCTACTAAAACTGATTCTTTCTCTTCAGGTTGATACTCATCTAAAAAAGATAAATCAAGGTCTAACTCTTCTACTTCAAACTCAGCATTTATATCAGTCCAAGATCTGCCTGAATATTTTTGGATAAAAGACTTTAGTCCCCCTTGCCCACATCCAGCAAAGCATATCCACACACCTTTTTCTAAATTAAGAGCACACGACTTCCTTCTATCTTCGTGAAAAGGACAGTTTAGTAGTATCTCATCTTGATGTTCTACGTCTATCCCATGTCTCAATAAAGCTGAGTACCAATCTATCATTCTGTTCTTTTCTTTGTTTTAGTAAGAAAAATAACTAGTTTATTTTCAAAACCATTCTCATCTATAACTCTTCGTCTTTTTATGTCGCCAACAGTTATATTTGTTATAGGCTTTCCTTTTCCTTTACTTCTGCCTGTAGTAACAACTATTTGATCGTCATTATTACCGGCTATCCATGAAAAAATTCCCATTTTTAACCTCCTTTAAAAATTATCGTTATCCCATTCAAAGTCTGAGATTTCTTCTATTGTACCATTATTAACACCCCACTGCATCACTATGCTATCTATTGCTAACTCTCCGTCCCGATACTTCTGAAACTGTACAAGTCTCTTATCTTCGTGGTGTTCGACCTTAGCTAAAGCTACTGCAACGTCTGCTGATCTTATCAAAGCGTCCCCAAAGGCTACTTGAGCAGCCGATGGTGGCACATAAACATTTTCAGCGTCTCTGTTTGCTTGTGTTGATACCATGATGGGTGTATTGGTTGATATGGCTAAATTTTTTAGTCCATAGAATATACCGTGAGATTGCTCCCACGCTGCTTTATTGGTGTCTTTTGTAGTAAGTAAATAAACTCCGTCAATAACCACAAATTTTGGGTTATGTTTCCGAATTAGTCCCGCTATAGATTCTAAGGATACTCCGGTCTGACCTGCGACACCATCACAAATCAACAAAGATTGTTTGTTAGCCTCTTTTAAAAACTTAATATATGAATCAACATCAATCTCTTCCCCATGCCGTAAAGCTCTATGGGAAAAATCGTACCCTTTTAGTTTTGCAAGGGTTACATCTAGCCTCATTGCAATTTGGGTATTAGGCATTTCAGTAGATATTAACAGTGTTTTGTATCCATTATGAACTGCTGTAGCTGCTGAGTGAACACATAACCAAGTCTTACCTATAGTGGGTCTTGCAAAAGCCGCAATCAATTCTCCCGGCATCCATCCTATACCTGCTTGGTTAATAAATTTAAAACTTGTAGGTACTCCCATTAAGCCCTCGCCCATTTTTCTTCGACGAGTTCTTTCTCTCCATTCTGCTAATCGGTCTGTTTCACCATCATCATAGGTTTGAATGTCTTCGTCATATACTAAGTTCACGTCAGAAAGCCCACTCATTATATTAGACAAAGCTTGTTTTGGGTCTTCTTTTACTAACTCACGTTGTTGTTGAACTGTCGAAACTACGGCTCTCTGTAAAACTTGATTTTTAAATATATCAACTGAATATTCAAATGATTGAGTTTTAGCTGATGGGTTTAAAGTAGGAAAATTCTCTACTAAAACCTCTTCACTGGGGAATTGTTCGTACTTATCTAAATAATTCCCAATAAACTTAAAGGCATCTCCATGTTTAGCAAAATCATTAGAATGATATGTAAAAGATTTTAATTTATCATAGTCGGTTAAACCAAAAATAATGGCTGACTCTATAAATTCATAACTTGGGTTAGACATTT